GACAAGTCAGCTACCGTAAACATATAAGGCGTAGGTTCGCCGTCGCGTTTCGCGAACAGCCCGTCCAGATACACGAGGTAATACTCATCGTTAGAACCTCTGTACTTGTTTGTGTTCTTTACGATAGCAATCTCACCGAGCGCTATCGTCTCACGAGCTTTCAACATCTCGCGCTTTTCTTCGTCAGTCATCATATCTTTGCTCCCATGCTGCTTCTTCTGCACTTTCTTCTGTCTCCTCGACGGCGAGGTCTTCGGCCTTAGTGTACTCTTCGTTTGTGAGTTCAACCTCGTCGAAGTTACCGTCGAAAAATGTTAGGTTAGATTCGGATAGCCTAACGTTTACTCGGTAAGGGCCATCATCTTCGTCTAGCCACACCTCAGCTTCATACGTAACCGTGCTGTCTTCGCTTATGAAAACTTCACGGCCATGCAGGAAGTCTAGCGGTTTGTCTATTGATACGCTTAACGTTACATCAAACGTACCTTTGTATCGTCTTCTAGTCATAGGTAGTCTGTTGGGTCTGCTGGTTTTTCTACGAGGGCGATGTAGTGGTCGCTCTCAAATCGTACTTGCTCTGTTGTGACGAGGAACTCTAGGCAAATGCGTAGCTCGTCTGCGTTAAGGTCGTCGATGAAGACGAGCAGCAACTTCTTAAATCGCACGCCGTCCTTGCCTTCGTTGATGATGTACTGGCACACACGGCGCTGGATGTCTGCTAGGATGTTCCTGCCCACGGTGTTGTATGCCTCGTGCATATTGACCTCGGTGTGCGCTAGAAAGCGCATCGCTCGTTCCACAGTTTCCTTCTCGATGACCATGCTTTCCGTCTGATCTGCGAAGTGCATTATCATAGACATCTTCAGCAGGTGTACGTTCTTTCTGCCGTAGTATGTTTCGAGTCGGTGATCTTTGTTCACGGCTTTCTGCGTTAGCTCGCCGCTCTCGTAAACGTCCTTGTGATACTGCGATGCCTCGTCGCTCATCGTCAACGGCCCACCTACCTTCGCAAGTTTCTTGAGATGTTCTAGCAGCGATGCCTTACATTTCTTCTGCTGCTCGTCTACGCCGGGGAACTGGCGTAGGAACCGAGGCTCGCCACCGTAGATCATAATGACACGGGATGTGAAACCCTGCGATATGATCTGATCGCTGAACGCCTGTTTGATGAACGAGGGCGTAGTGCCGCCGAGTATGTTAACGCAGATGTTCTTGATGATGTCCGTGCCTTGGTGCTTCGTCTTGTACGTGAAGTCACGGCTGTCGTAGAACTGGTTCAACATATTCACGATGTTGTCCGTGTTCTTGCGTAGCAACACGCCCAGCTCTTCTACCATGAAGCCAACCGAGAAATGCGAAGCGCGTATCTGCTCGCCCTTGTCCTCGTAGTAGAAGTCTCTAGCGCACTCCTTCACGATGAAACGTACGAGCGCCTCCTGTGTGATCGTGTCTGCGCTCAGCGGGAAGTACGGCTTCACCGTTACCTTGTTTGTTTTCTTATTGGGCTTGCGCTCAATGAGCATCGGGTTCTTAACGAACTCGCTCACCTGTGATATAACCCGCGACTTACCAGCAGCCGGTGGGCCTACGAAAAGTACGAAGAGGTTAGGGTAGAGGGTGAACGTATCAGGGAACAGCCATACTCTGCGTTGGAGTGCTGTTGCTATCATACTGTAAAATCCCCAGTCTATAAACATATCTGGAGATTCTAGGTCTTTGAGGAAGTGTCGCCATTTTTCTATGTTAGTCATCATACATCAATCATATCTCCCCAGTTCTCGCCTATCATAGCTTCCGACTTCATCTTGAACGTTTCACCGAAGGGAGAGGTCATCTCACGGTTAAGCGCTACACAAGCGAGCTTCGCTACTTCATCTGCTGCATCTGGAGAACATTGCAGCAAGACGCTATCGTGGTTATTCTGTATAACGTCAGCACCCAACTCTCGTATGCGTGCGTTGTTGTACAAATCTGTAAAGGCCATGTTCGTGATGCAACCTACGGTTGACTGCGGTACGAAAGCGTAGGCTTCCTTGAACATGGATGGGTCTATCGTCTGCGTGAACATTCGCGGATAGCCGAAGAGGTTACGCAGGATGCGCGTACGTTTCAGCTCTGCGATTGTCTCCCTGTGCCAAAGACGTATCTCAGGGAACAGCGTGTGATAGGTTTCTAGAAAGAACACGGCGCGTTTGTTCGTGAGGTTGACTGCGCCGCCTGACTTCTGGAGTACGTTGACTCGGAAGGTCGGAGCCTTCATGCCGTAGTTGCTGGCGTGGCATACCATCTTGGCCATGAAGTAGTAGCGTTTGTCTGCGCTCCAGTTGTCGCTGGAGGAGATGAGCTTCTTGAGTTCTTCCCAGCGAGGTAGCTTCACGAGATCGGCGGCAGGAGCCTCGCAGTAGTCTTTGATACTCTGCCCTAACTCAGCAGCCCATACATCCTCAAAGAGACGCAACGCCACATATACGTGAGACTTCACGCCGTTAGCAAACAGACTGCGGAAGTTACCTTCGCGGCACAAGTAGCTGACAACGAGCGCCTCTGCACCAGCTTGGTCAGCTTGCACTAGAACGTTGCCGGGATCAGCAACGAACAGCTTGCGTAGCTTCTTGGGAAAGTTCTGCACGTTTGTTCCCCACTTACCCAGCAACCTGCGAGACGCGAGTCGATACGACGTAGTGCCAGCTAGGTTGTATGCGGTGGTGATACGCTTGTGATCGAGTGGCCTCACTCCGTCCCACGGCGGGAACTTTAATTGACCGCTCTCCTTTGCGAGAGAGCGGTAGCGTAGAATGAGAGCCATCACCGGATTGTCTGGCTTGGATAGGCGTAATTGTAAGAGCGCCTTTTCACTCGTTACGTCCTTGGATGGTCGCTTGTAACCGAGCCTGTTGTAGAGGTAGTCAGCGACTTGCTTGGGACTGTTTGGGTTAAGGTCTTTACCTACGAGCAATCGGAGAAATCGTAGCAGTACGTTCTGATGCCTGTCGTTGTTGGCGATGATACCGTCGAGCTTGTCGCTGTCGTAGCGGATGCCCTGCAACATCGCAGTCAGGTAAGGAACGATGCTGTCGTTCACCTGCTGTATGCTCTCGGTCGCCTTGAAGTTCGCTGCCGTAGCATCTATCTGCGGCTGGAGCAGAGCCATACTGATAACGTCCTTGGCGTTGTACTCGTATAGCTGAGTCTGCTGCTCGTGGCCGTGCGCTTCAAACACGCCCTCGTTCTTATGGTAGGGCTGATCGGTGTAAAGTGAGAGGCAATGTCCCAGCGACTTCTCCACTTCTGGGAACAGCCGGTGGTGCGCTAGCATCGTATCGTAGACGCGACGAGGCGCAGGGATGCCGTACTTGTAGCCCATCACGAACAGGTCAAAGAGGGAGTTGTGTATGACGGTGGTGTTGTCTCGCATAGCGACGGCGAGTGCGCGTAGGATGCGCGGCGTGTCGCTGTAGTAGTAGCCTTCACGGGGAGAGACTACCATAGGCACACACCATGCACGCTTCTCGTCGAAGGAGAAGCCGAAGCAGGTCATCTCTAGCGAACGGTTAGTCTCTATGTCAAAGTACATATTCTTACCCTTCGTCTCGGTGAGAACACGCACGACTTCATCTGCGCGAGGCCAGAGTACGTGCGCTGCCTTCGTCACCTCCGGTGGCGTGGTCAAGTAGGCTACCGCTTTCTTTACGTCACGGGTGAGCCAGAACTTACGATTGGGCCTACGTGTTTTACCGTGACGGCCCTTGTCATCACCGCCACCCTTATCGTCTGAGTCGTTGGGGTTGAAGTAGGCTTGGCGATCTACCGCCTCTTGCGGTTCATAGCTTGGCACGTACGTGATGCCGTCCTTGATGATGGGACAACCGCGCTGCTCATCTATGCTAACGCCGGTCGCTACCATATCCAGAGCCTTCTGACCTAACAGCAGGACAACCTTAGTGTCCGGCTTGTAACTGACCTCGCCGTTCTTCAGCGCGTCAGCTAGAAATACATCTACACTCTGCCGAGCCAGCGGCGAGAGCGCATTGAAAAACATCTGGCCACCGTAGCCGCTAAGCAGTTGCGCACGGTCGAAGCGAGATGGCTTCCCTAAAACAACGGTCAACCCTTTGTATGGTAGGGTTGACATCTTGTATCTGACAGTTTCTACAGACATTTTAAATAGTGAGTGAAACGCAGGGCGATCAACTAGGGGGGAGGTGAAAGCTAAACCTCGGAACCTCGGTGCGTCTTAATAGCATCTCTGTACCCTACGTTTCGGAAATTAAATGTTATAGCCTTGGCGATCAATGCAGCACTCAGAGGGCTGTCTGCATCTTAATAGCAGTATGTACCAAGACTATAACGTGACCTACCCTTAACCTATCGTATGATCGGCGTTCTTACGCAGAACACGTTTCAAGCGATAATTGTTGTTCATCACAGCGTTACCGTTGTCGTCAAGAACCGGGCTACCGTCGTCGCTAGTCTGAGCGCTCTGCTCAGTCTCGATGGTTACGTCAGCGGCTAAGCCGGTGTACTGATCTACGTCAGGGTTGTCCGTGTCTACGGAAGCGGAGAGATCGAATGCGCGGTGAAACGATTTGATCTTCTTCAACGTGATCTCCATAGCACGCTCGCTGAATGACCAGTAGTCACGGAACTGTAGCCCAGCGATACGGACTGTGTTACCTTCGAGGTCTTCAGTAGCTTCTGGAGCTACGACCTCCCATTGCAGCACGATCATAGGCGCACCGGCCTTGCTCGTGGTGAACTCAGCCTCGATGATACGAGCTGTGTATGTGTCCTTCTTCAGATAAGGTCTTACGTTATCTGCGATGTCATCTAAGTTGATGATTGCCATTATGTTTTACTATTTACTGTTTTTAGAGGGAGCGTCTTCGTTTATATGTTCCCCGTCAACCGCGCTCCTGCTGTTTTCTGGAGAAAATGTTTGAGCTATACCGTAGGTTAGCTTGTCTATCGTGATCGTCTGAAGCAGAGTCATAGCATCGCTATAGTCTATCTTCAACTCGCTTGCGAGTTCCTTGACCTGCTCGTGGGCAGCTTTCGCTACCGTGAGGGTCATTTCCTTGTAGTGTTTTTCTTCGTTAGTCATCGTTCGACGTATTCAATAAGTTTATCTAAGGTGTCTATGTTAGCAGAAGCTAAGACGTTCTTGAGCTGGCGTAGCTTGCGCAGTTGGCCAGCGTCATACTCTTTCGTAGGCACACCGTACAAGTCCTCAATGTCCTCTAGGATTGTGTTGAGGTCTAGCGGCGATGGCCACTCAGGCGCTGCGGGAAACTCGTCCATCGCATTCTGAACCTGTTGCCTAGCGTTACCGAGATCGGTAACTGCATCGTCTAGCCGTTGAAACAAGTCGGATACGTTACGCTGTGTTATCATGCGCTGTAGTATTTCTTGGCTGCGTCGATGACAGCGGCGATGTCGTTGTCGATGTATGGCTCGTCGAACATACCCATCGGAGTCTTAGCGGAGGTGATGCCGTCGCTGTTCGTCTGGAAGACGTAGCGTACCTTGCCATCCTTGTCGCGTTTGACCTCGGTGAACAGTACCATAAGGAACTCCTTCTCAATGCAGCCCTCATGTTGCTTACCCTGCACCTTGATGCGGCGTACGTTATACGTGTCACCGCTAGGCTGTGCGATCTGCACAATCTCGTCGATGCCGGTGAACACTACGACAGCACGGTCGTTCTTAACCTTGTCGAGCGTAGCCCGAATCATACGGTTGTAGTATGACCATACATCGTAGCCCTTGAAGCTAGCCTGAGCCAGCGCTATGAGCGTCTCGGTGTACTTGGTGAATGACTCAATGACAATCACCTCACACTTCTCGTCGCCCAGCGCAGCGTCTAGCGCCTTGTCGAACTCCTTGATGTTGGAGCATGGCGTAACCTTGAACTTGCTTGCGTTAGGAAACGGAAGTTAGGTGTAGATACCATAGCGATA